ATTGCTACAGAGAATGGTAATAGTCATACAGGATGTTGGAATACTAAATTAGGGGATACTCATATATATGTAGCTTTTCCTGATGATGTACAGAACCAAGTGATTCCTATGCCAAAGAAATGGTTTATTGGTGTAGATGTGGAATCTTTATAATGACAATCAAAGAGGGAGTGACTATGTGTAAATGTAAAGAATGTAAATGCAAAGAGTGTCAATGTAAGGGATGCTAAACATGACTCCAGAGGAACATAAGAAAGCTATTAAAGAAGGCTTAAGTGAATGGCTTAATGAAAAGTTTGCTGAGTTTGGTAAACTATCAGTTAGGGGAATACTTGCTATGGCTTTAGTTGCTTTAGTTTATCTGTGGTCTGTATCACATGGATGGAAAATATGAGTTACCTAGCTAGACTATTAGGAAAACCAGTTGTCTGGTCTTTAGCATTACTAGTAGCATTACCTATTACTCCTATTATTGCTTGTCTATTATATGGATGGTCTTACTAAATGCTAAACATACTATTACCACTAATCTCCACTGTGATTGATAGAGTCATCCCAGACAAGAATGGTGCAAGTAAAGCAAAACAAGCTATAGAGGCAGAGCTTATTGCTAATGCAACACAACTCAACCTAGCACAGGCAGATACTAATAAAATAGAAGCAGCTCATAGAACCGTATGGGTAGCAGGATGGCGACCATTCATAGGATGGGTATGTGGAGTAGCAATGGCTTGGCACTTTGTTGGTGTACCCCTCATTATGTTTTTAGCTGCTTGGTCAGGAACAGTAATACCAGAGCTACCTGTCTTTGATATGAGTAGTTTAATGACGGTACTAATGGGTTTATTAGGATTAGGTTCTATGAGAACATTCGAGAAAATGAAAGGATTAACTAAATAATGCCATACATGACTAAGGGTAAGAGAGATTACGATAAAGAACTCGCTTGGGAAAAGAAGAATAAGAAGAAGAGAGTTAAGCAACGAGCATCACGTAATGCAGCAAGAACTAAACTAGGACTTAAGACAGGTGATTCAAGACAAGCTTCACACAAGAATGATAATGCAATGGACAACAGAATGAGTAACTTAAAGAAACAATCAGCTAGTGCTAACTTAAAGAAAGAATCAGATAAGAAAAAAAGGAAAACTACATGAAATTACCACATATGATGTATAGTAAAGCAGGAAAAGGAGTAATGGTAACTACTAAGAAAAGACATCTTGAGTTAAAAGCAAAAGGGTATAGTCATACTAAAAGTAAAAGCAAAGCTAAAGTTAAAAAGGTAGCTAAAAAAAGTATGAGCCTGGGTTATTAATGAGTATAGATTATAGAGGTGAAACATTTGCAGGTTATAATAAACCTAAAAGATCTACTAAAGGTAAAAAGTCTCATGTAGTTCTTATTAAAGATGGTGGCAAAGATAGAATGATTAGATTTGGAGAGGCAGGAGCTTCTACTGCAGGTGCTCCTAAATCAGGAGAATCAGATAAAATGAAAGCTAAACGTAAATCATTTAAAGCAAGACACCGTAAAAATATAGCAAAAGGAAAGACAAGTGCTGCTTACTGGGCAGATAAAGTTAAATGGTAACTAAGGATAAACAATGACATATCTTGAAATAGTAAACAAAGTATTAGTTAGACTCAGAGAAGAGCAGGTATCTTCTCTAGCTGAGAATGAGTACTCATCCTTAATTTCTGATCTTGTTAATGTAACTAAGAATGAAATAGAAAACTCATGGAACTGGAAAGTTCTAAGATATACTTATACTGTAACTACTGTAGATGGTCTGTTTAACTGGGCACTTACTGGTTCTGGCACACGCTTTAGAGTTCTTGATGCTTATAATGCTTCAACAAAGTCATGGATGTTTCTAAGACCTACTGAATGGATGGATGAAGCCTTTGGTTTCTCTGAAGTAACAACAAAAGGTGCACCACAGTACTATGCTTTTAACGGAGTAGACTCTGCTGGTGACTCTCAAGTTGATCTTTACCCTATACCTGATAAGGAATATACCATTAGGATTAATGTGGTATTACCTCAAGAGGACTTACTATTACCTGATGAATCATCATTAGTTCCTGCTCAGTTAATTATAGAAGGAACAATCGCTAGGGCTATTAGTGAAAGAGGGGAAGACGGGGGAATGCAGGACCAAGAGATGAGGTATCAAAGACTTCTTTCTGATTACATTGCTATTGAAGCAGGTCAGAAACCTTATGAAACTATCTGGCAGGCTGTATAGTGGCAGGACAATTACAGCCGATTAGCTTACTCTCTCCAGGATTCCTTGGTTTAAATACTCAGGATGCTAAGGTAGGATTAGATAGTGGCTATGCTAGTAAAGCTAACAACTGTATTATTGATCAATATGGTAGACTAGGAAGTAGACAAGGATATAATCTACTTACTACAGTACCAGGAGACTTAACTTCTACTAATAATATAGAATCTCTTTATGAGTTTAGAACTACTGCAGGTGGTATTGTTGAATTTTCAGCAGGTAACTTAAAGTTATATACAGGGACTACAACATTAACAACATCTCTTTTCTATATAGCTGACCAGGAGACACCAGTAACATTAACCTTTACAGCTAATAGATGGCAGTTTGTATCAGCATCAGAAGGACTAGGTGGACTAGGAGTCATTAATGGTTTTGCTGTGCAGAAGTCTCATAGAGCAATGGTTTATAGAAAGGCTACCTCAGGAGCATTAGCTAGTACATATATATGGCAACGTATTGGAACTGACGGGTATGGAACTATACCTGCAGGAGTAACTACCTTTGATCCTGATACTATGTTATCATCTTATGGTAGAACATGGGTAGCAGGATTATCAGAAAATAAACATACTATCTTCTGGTCTGACTTACTGGACCCTGCTAACTTTACTACAGGTGATACAGGAGTCTTAGACATAAGTAGTGTCGTAGGTAACAGTGATGAGATAGTAGGATTAGCACAGCATAATGGATTCTTAATTATCTTCTGTAAAGAGAATATAGTAATTTATTCAGGAGCTGGTACTCCCTCAACCATGGTATTAGCTGATACAATAGGTGGAGTAGGATGTGTGTCTAGGGACTCCATACAAGCCACTGGTACGGATTTAATCTATTTATCGAAGTCTGGTATCAGATCGCTTAAAAGGACTGTACAAGAGAAGTCTATGCCTCTGAGAGAGCTATCTTTAAACATTAGAGAAACTCTTGTTGACTACATGACAGCTGAACCTAACTTTGATAACATTAAGTCAGTCTACTATGAGAAGGAAGCATTCTATTTATTAACCTTCCCTGCATCTAAGATTATGGTCTACGTAGATTTAAGGACAGAATTACCTAATGGTGCTGCTAGAATAACTACTTGGTCTTTAGATAATGGAGATATGTTTACTGGCTTTGCAACAACTGGAACAAGGAAGTTATACATAGGAGTACCTGGAGGTATAGGAGAGTATACTGGCTATAGAGATAATACTGCTACCTATCTACTTACTTATAAGTCTCCCTTCTCTGATGTAGGTGGTGGAGTATCTAAGAAGTTCTTAAAGAAGGCTAAGTTATTAGTTATTGGTTCTGGTACACAAGACTTTACCTTTGAGTATGGGTATGATTATACCCTTAACCCTAGAACAGTAGTATTATCACGAGACTTAGGTACAGGTGTCTATGCTAAATTTGCTTCTACTACATCATTATATGCAGTAAGTAGTTACTCCTCAGTAGGTCTTGGTGTACAAGAAGTTAGGGTTCCTTTAGGAGGACATGGTGAAACCTTTGCATTTGGAGTAAAAGCCACGATTGACAACGAGAGTGTAAGTATTCAAAAGATAGATTTATTTTTAAAAATAGGGAAGAATTCATAATGACTGATTATACAAAGACAACAAACTTTTTAGCAAAGGATTCTTTACCAGATGCTGATACAGCTAAGATTATTAGAGGATCAGAGTTTGATACAGAATTTAATAGCTTAGTAACAGCTGTAGCAAGCAAGGCTAATACTTTATCACCAGTACTAACTGGTGTTCCTGCAGGACCTACAGCAACTGCTTTAACGAATACGACACAATTAGCAACAACATCTTTTGTAACAACAGCAGTGGCTGCTTCGTTTCCTGTAGGTGGTATTATCATATGGTCAGGTGCAGAGGCAGCTATCCCTTCAGGATGGATACTTTGTAATGGTTCAGGTGGATCACCAGATTTAAGAGATAGATTTGTTATAGGTTCAGGTACTACTTACGCAGTTAATGCAACAGGTGGTAGTAAAGATGCAGTAGTTGTATCTCATACACATACTGCTTCTACAGCTATAGGGGGTAGTCACTCCCATACGGCACGCTCAAGTTCTGGTAAAACTAATGTAGACTGGGGAGATGGAGGAGGACAGGGTAGACCTTCTGGATCTGGAGCAACTTATGAGCCTATTGTTATAGGAACCCATGCTGGGCATACACATGGGGTTACTGTTAATGCAGACGGCGTCTCAGCAACTAATGCTAACTTACCTCCATACTTTGCACTATGTTACATTTATAAAACTTAGGATATGACACCAGAAGATTTAGCAAGATTTAAAGAGAAAGCTAATAGCGACTTTGATGATACTAACTTAATAGATAATGAACATGGTTTCATGAGTTGGAAGGTAGACGGAGAACACTTTGTTTGTATTAACGTCTATGGTGATGGTGTATACTGGGATAAGTATATGAATGAATTAGCAAAGCAGTTAGGATGTAAGAAGATATTAGGTGGTACAACCAGAAAGAGTTATAAGGCATATGTTAGGAAGTATAATTTTAAACTAGTAGGATACATTTTCGAAAAAGAGGTGATTTAAAGATGGGTAAATTAATAGGAAGTTTAACAGGAACAACAAGTGCAGCAAAGAAAGCGGATGCACGTTACCGTGAAGCTGCTGACAAAGCAGTGTTTGATCCCTGGTCTGTTAGTGGATCTTACTTTGGTGATGCCTCTTTTGATAAGGTAAACAAAACAGGTAGTTATAACTTATCTCCAGAGCTGATGAAGCTACGTGATATGTTTATGGGAGAGTCCTTTAATCTTGGTGAGGGAGCTGGAGCAGCACGAGCAGATGCTGATGCTATGAAGAGCTATGGTAGAGGTCTATTTGATGATGCTTCTGGTAGAGATATAGCAGGAACAGCAGGTAATTATTACAATGATATACAAAGTATCATGGAACCTCAGAGAGCAAAAGATCAACAAAGTCTAGCTAATAACTTATATAGCTCAGGTAGATCAGGATTAGGTATCTCTGATAGTGCTGGTGGTTATCTTAATCCAGAAAGAACTGAATATCTAACTGGTGTTAATAGACAAAACCAACAGTTAGCTTATGATTCTTTAGATAGAGCTAGAGGTGAACAACGTGGTGATATTAACTTTGGACTAGGACTATATGGAATGTCTGATCAAATCAGAAGTAATCCATTTACTCAAGCTAATAACATGTTTGGTCTAGGTGCAGGTATAGAGAACATGGGTATGCAACCATTTAATCAAGGTATTGCATTAGGTAGTGCTGCTACTCCAGGACAACAGATGCAACAACAAGGTTATAATGCTGGTACAGCAGGTAGATTTGGTGCTGATCAAGCTAATAGTGCTATGTTTACAAACTTATTAGCATCTGGTGCTGGAGCTTATACAGGAGGGTTTAGTAATCCTTTTGCTAGTGCTGGAGGCTACGGTATGCCAGGTACAGGAACACCTGCCTATGGTTCAACAGACTTTTGGAGAGGGAGTAGATAATGGCTATGACACTAGATAAACTATTTAACTTTGATGAGCAGACGCTAGCTCGTCAGGTTATGAATGAGAAAAGGTATGCTCAACAAGCTGCTAGTGATGCCTCAGGATGGGGTGGGACAGTAGCAGGGTTTAGTAGACTAACAGATAACGTAATAGGACCTGGTGGTATGCTAGGTGCTAAAGATCCTATTCTTGAAGAGAAGGCTTTAGTAGAGACTGCTTTTGCTAATGCTCAGAATAACTTAACTCCAGAAGAGTTAGCTGATCCGACTATACTATATACTAAGATGTTAGGAGAACTACAGAATGTAGGTGCTTCATCCAAGTATACTATGGGCTTATCCAAAATGATAGAAGAGCAAAAGAATGAGTTATTAACTGCAGAAGGTAATGCTGCTTATAAACAGTTGACAGTACAGAATGCAAAGGCACAGGCAACACAAACCCAAGATTTAAAAGAGAGAACCTTGTCAGCTAAGAAAGAGGCAGAATTTAATAAGTACTTTAACAAGGTAGGTCTAAGTGGTGATAGAGAGTTGACTCAGTATATTGAATCAGACTTCCCTGGTATTGGTGGTGATGCTAAAACTAGGTTATTTAATCAATTAAAAACAGAGGCTTCTGAAGAATATCGTAATGGTAATATGACAGCTCAAGAAGCTATTGCTAAAGTATCTAGTACTGCAAAAGAAAGGTTTGACTTTAAAGATGCTCCTTGGTATACATTAGGTACAACTAGTGATACAATAACACCTAAAGTTCCTGAAAGCCCTACTAGTTCTAGTATGTCTAAAGATAAGTTAGATGAGTTGTTAAATCTATATAAATAAGGATTAATAAATGGCAGTTAGTATTGAACAACTAACCAATATGTTAGGTAAAGCTCATACTGCTGGTAATGTAGAACATGCTACCTTACTTGCTAATGAGATACGAAACTTCACTCCTCCTGGAATTACTCAAGAACAGAAGGATGAAGCTGGCGTTGAGAACCTAGACTATGTTGGATTACCTGCACGTATATTAGCACAGCCTCTCTATGAGGGTGGTGTTGTTGCTAATGTAATAGCTAATACTCCTGAGTTTATAGGTAGAGCAGAGACACAACTTTTCCATACTACTCAATATTACCTAGAAGGTAATAATAAAGATGGTCTTGAAATGCAGTACTCTAAACAAGCTGCAGGTGGTCTAGCAGATAAGATTAGAAAGTTACAAGGAGAAGGTAAAGAGATTCCTGAAAGGCTAGTAAGTGATTTTAAACACTATGATGCTATTGCAAGAGAAGGAATATCTATAGCCCAAGCATCTGAAAGATCTAAGATAACAACTGATGAGATAGTAGAAGAGTACTTAACAAAGGGAGCTATAGCTGACAACGTTGTTAATCTAGCTCTTGATACATTCTTACCAGAAGACTCCGAAACAAAAGAAAAGGCTCTCGCCTCAATAGAATCTTTTAAACAATCCATAGCAGAAAATGATATTATTCCTTCAGAGAACACTTTAATGAGTGAATCAGGACTAGGAAATGCCTTAAAAGCCTTTGGTAAGGTTATCGAACTTGGTTCAGAAGGACTACAATTAGTAGGTGTACCTAAGGATGATGCAGATCAGATAGCTGCACTAGTCTCTCTTAAAGCTGCTCCTGCATTTACTAAGGTTGTAGCAGTTGCTAAGAGTAGAGTAGGATATACTGATGCTGTAAACAAAGTATATGGTGATATACTAAGAGTTCCATTACTTAAGTCAGATAAGAAGAAAGCAGAACAGGCAGTAGGGAAACTACAAACAGACCTTAATGCTTTTAAAGAAAGAAACAAGGATGAGGCTAGGTTTAAGATGTTCCCTGATGCTTATAACCAAAGAGTAGGTGAAGCAAGTAAAGTTATTAAAGAAGCTACTGAAACATTTAATATGCAACAGTATAACTTCATGGGTGGACAGAAAGCAGGTAGTGCTCTTATGCCTGACTTTGCAGAAGCTACATTACTGGATTTATATGAATATCAAAAGGAATCAGCTACAGGTATTGTCTCTAAAAAGGGTTCCATAAGGAAGCCATTACTTAGCTTAGAGAATACTAAAGAAGGTTTAGAAGGATTTAGAGAGATCACTGCTAAGGTAGCAGGTGGAGATAAGAAGGTTGACATGACTACTGGTGGTAATATCTTCATGAGAATGCAGAATCTCTTTGGTAAAGTTAATGGGTTTACTAAGTCAAGACAGATGGTACAGAAGACAATAGATCAGTATAATCAAGTAGTTGACGTACTAGAAGGAACTGCTCCGAAGAATACTAAACTTACTAAAGAACAGACATTGTTAAAACAGTTCTTTGAAGAGATGCAAAAAGAAGATTTATACTTAACTAAGAAACTACAGAAAGAGGGTTTAATAGATCCTTTAATAAAGACAGAAACTAACTTCTTTCCTAGGAAGTTTGTACAAGGTAAAAGAACTTGGCAAGAGAACATCTTTGGTGATAGATTTAGAATTAACTTAGGTGATAGAGCACCAAGAGAACTTTCTCCTGTTGCTGATAGAGTACATTTCAAACTAGAGGGTAAGAATAAGAAGAGTCCTATCTTTATTACTTTATCTGAATCGAAACAAATTAACCCTAGGACAGGTCTTCCAGGTACTCCTATAGTTACTGTAAACTTTAGAACAGCTAGTGGTAAGAAAGGGTCAGTACTACCTAATAAGGATGGTACTATCTATGAGAAGATGGCTCATGAACTAACTGAAAGAGCTGCTAAACTAAATGATGGTAAAGGGTTACAAAGAACTGGAGAGATACTAGAAGGATTATCTCCTGAGTTATCAACAATCACTAAGACATTCGGTAAATTAGAAATGAAGAATGTTAAACGAAAAGAGTTTGAACAAGTCTATACTAGAGAGTTAGTAACTGATCCATTAGTATCTCTAATTGAGTCTGTTAATATAAAGAGACAACTACTTAGGGAAAACATATATGCTAGAGACCTAGCTAAGAGTGCCTTTGGTGAAAGAAATGTACAGATAGGAGATAAATTAGCAAAGGCTAATGATAAAGCATATGATCCTAGATACCCCGATAGGAACGTTGCTAAGTCCTCTAGTGAGTTTGATAGAAATCTAGGTAAGGATGTATCACCTAATCAATTAAGAGGCAGAGTAAACAATCCTGCATTGCCTGGACTAGATGGTAAGAGACTATCTAAACGAGCAGCAGATATTATAGAAGATAACTTTAAAGAATATAAGAAAGGAGTATTATCTAAGATATCAGATGCTTTAGTTAAGAACATGATGCTAAACCCTATACCTCATATGCACAATGAGTTAATTCATTACTACTCTACTAAGGGATTCCTTGGAGCTATGGGTAAGGATGGAGTTAAGAACTTTGCAGCAGACCAGAGGTGGGCGATGGAACAAGTCTTTAATAGAACTCCTGAGTATTTAGATATGTTAAGATCAGGTAGATCACAGATGAGCCTTAATGTTATTAATTCTAGGAATATAGATGCTGTACTACAACAGTCTACTAGAACATTGATGGGTGATAAGGCTACTAAGAAGTGGTATGATGGAGTTAGTAAAGGGTTATATAGTGCTTCTAAAGGGTACTCACATATCTCAGACTTTGCTCAGTACTCTATGTGGACTACTCGTGATATTGCTTATATGGCTCTTGTCAAGCAAAAGATGAGACAACAAGGGATTAATATATCAGAGGCATCTAAACAAGTAGAACTACACATGCCTACTTATAGACTACCAGAGACAGTAGGTCCAGAACAGATACTAGGTTATAAAGTAACAAGAGCAGTCTCTAAGTTCTTACAGAATCCAGAATTAGTTATCTTTGCTAGGTATAAACATGGTATGTTATCATCAGGAATGAATACTGCTAAGGATCTAGCATCAGGTCTTGATCCTGTATTAAGTAGATTAGGTAAACCAGGAAGAGCAGTAGCCGAGGGCATTGGTTATAAGGATATTTCTGTAGGTAGGTCTAAACGTAAACAGTTTGCAGATGGACTAGATTCAGGGATGGCATTATCTTCTGCTTGGTTTGTTTTCTATCCTATGCTTGATTCACTGTATACAGAACTCTTTGATGGTGATGAGGTTAAGGCTAGAAGAGCAGGTATCTTACACATACTAGAGACAGCTAAAGGTGTTGCTCATCAAGAAAAAGAGATAGGTCAGTTAAGACAAGTACTATTAACTATTAACCCTGCTTTCTTATTAATGTATGAACTAGCAATGAATGAGACTATGTATAATGGACAAGAGATTTATAACTTAAATGATGCCTTTGGTACAGGTTCATTAGCAGAATTTGGTAAGGATGTAGGAACTAAAGTAGTTCAATCTATACCTCAAGTTAGCACACTAGGTAACTCTACTGATGACTATGATGAATTAGATATGCAGAAGTTCTTAGGTAGACAGATCGATGCTAAGTTGAAAACAAGAAAACAACTAGATAGTCAAGCACAACGAAAAGCTAGACAGGATACGATCAATCTAAATAAAGCCCTAGAAGGTGGTTACTTAGAAGAGTATATAGAAGAATACTACGAGAATAATGACTTTTAATTAAGAGCCTGAGAATTCAGGACCACCTACATAGTATGTTGGTACTCTTTCTTTCTTAGGTTTCTTCTTCTCTCTTCTTTGTTTATCTTTACTACCCATATCTAGCTCCTTAAATTGGTTATTGTTAGGTTTAGAATTAAGTATACTATCCCACATGTTATCTATCATATCTCACATCCTCCAGCAGTACACGCTAATGTCTGTGCACCTTCAGTGTTATCATCTTCCTCTAAGAATGTACTCCAATCAATGTTCTGTGGAGTTGTCTTCTTAAGAGAATCATATTCTTCTTTAGTACAGTCTTGGTATGGTGCTTGTACATAACTGTGATCACTGTAAGGTAAGAAACTAATACCACTGATCTCATCAAAGTACTTCCATACCCATGCCCCTACATCCATCCATTCTGTATCTTTAACTGATATAGTAACGGAAGGTTTATGTTCACACCAATGACGTTGGTATATTAACCAGTTCTCTAACTGCTCTAAGGCAGTCATGTCATTACGTGTTATAGCTCCTTTAGGTGCCTTGATAGGGAAACTAAATACTGCAGTACTATCAGGTCTGTACTGTTCATCCTCTACCTTAACACCTTGCTCTGTCAAGAATTTAGTAATAGGATCTTTCTTATCCATACGGATTGTTCTTATATAGTAGTTGTTATGACGAGCATGTATGCCGCTAGCACTATTAACAAGCTGAGACACAGTCCCAGAAGGTTTAACACATGTAATACTTGCTGATCGTGGGATGTCAAGTTTGTCTGCGTATTTGTGATTGGTTCTTCTAGCATAATCTCGTAACTCCTCTAGTAGTTTAGGATCAGGATGAGCTGTTATCTCAGCATCCATGATACCTGTTAATGATACACCTAATAACCTTTCCTCTGATGTATTAGCTTTCCACTCTGCTGATAAGAATTTAAAGTCTGTTAGGTTACTCTGTAATGTACCCAGTATAGTAGCTAAACGTACTTTATTACTTAAACTTTCTACTGTATCTCCTTGTCTTACAACAACTTCTGTTAAGTTACAGAACTGTTTATCACGGAGGATAATCTCACTACAAGGGTTAGTACCATAGGATAATGTTTTATCTCTACCTTGTTTCGCTGCTTGAACTTGTGCAGCAACTCTATTAAAGATACCACGTTCACCTGATTTAGATTTAACTAGGGATATCCATTCTTCCATGAATGTTTCCATGTCTGGTTTTTCTGTATAAGCAACTGAGTTATTAGCTAATCCTCTGTATGCGAAATCATTGTACCAGGCACCCATTTTAGCCTCTCTCATGCGTTTATCTGTTAAGTTTGATAGAGAGATAAGGGCTGACCTTCTAACGCCTCCTACGACCACTATTTCACCTACCATACAGATGATATCATGTACCTCTAATGAGGTTAATTTACGTCCTTTAGCATGACCAAAGGTTTCAATAACAAACTCAAACAATCTCTTAAGAGGTTCAGGTCCACTAGCTCTACCACCAAAGGTCTTAAGTCTAGCCCCTGCAGGACGTACGTTAGTATAGTCGACAGTAGGTATATCACCTTCCCACAGACTAGATAGCAACTTCTTAAAGGCTTTAGCCCATCCTAGTTTACTATCACCAACAACTATTACATCATCACACTGTGTTAGCTCTTCTGGTATTCCAGGTAGTTTAGCAATCTCTTGACGTTCACATGAGAATCCTACCCCAGTACCATTCATTAGAATGTATAAGGTCTCACTGAATGCTCGTTTATTATTAATAGCTAGGTAACTACAGTTATAAGCAGCAATGTTATCTCTATCACAGGCTTCGCCTGCTGACATCATCAGTCTCATTGATGGCATAACCTCTAGGTTGACTACAGCTTCTCTAATCTCTGATAGTTCTTTGTCAATCCCTTTGTTCTTAGACTTAAGGTAAGTAACCATTCTATCAACAGTTTCTTCCCATGTCTCTCTTCTATTTAGTTCAGGTATATATCTTGCATAGCGTGATGATGCTATGACACTCTGGTACACGTCCATAATTATCCTTTAATTTATATCCGATTGCTTAGAATCATCTAAGTCAATGGAGAGTTCTTCTTGTTTATATTCTATCTTGTCTTGGAATTTATTAACAATATCTTCTGATGATATATCTAGCACTTCAAGTAGTGTTATCTCATCTAATTTAGTTAATTCTTCACACAGTTCGTTAAAAGTTAGTGCCATGTTATGACCGACCTTCCATGATAAGTTCCTTTTTAATTGTGTCTTCTGGAAGATTAGCATATTCTTCAAGTATACAACGTGATCCAACCATCTCTGAATGATGTAGTTTTACATAGGCATATGCCTGTTGGCATGATTGAAAGTGTCCAACGTACTGATAATAATCTACAGGAAAGTTGATGAATGTTATTGTCATTACAAATACAAAGGTTGTTATCATTCTTTCTTTTCCTTTACACAGATACCTACCATAGCATAGCTACCCATTGATGATTCTGTTCCACACCACCATTGTTTATTATGCCAGATCCTAGCAGGCTCACTACACTTGTTACAGACTCTTTCAGTTTTAAGTTTTATCATTTTTAATATCTTTTAACAGTTCAAGATAATGTATTGCTTTGTCAAGATCCTGAATCCCATTCTTATCTCTCCATCTTAGTACATACTTAATCACATTACCTTCAATGAATGGAATGTTATTCTTTGTTATGAACTCTATAGGTTCAATAGCATATTTCCTATAGTGATCACCACCTATTTGTTTATCTTTAGCTACTTTAGCTCTTATTATACTGTTCTTCATATTAATAGTATAGCATATTTTACAGAGAAAGTCAAGCTATTTACCATACTTTCTTTTCAAGTAGTGTAATGGTACTGCACATTCATCGAATGATCCATTCACTACGTTGTGTAACATATACAATCCTCTCCAGTGTTGGTTAGTCTGATGTGATAAGTAGTCTTCATCATGTATGTAACAGCTACCACTGATGATAGCAGTCATCTGATCACCTACTGCGTTCTGTCCATAGGCGATTGAGTGCCCTTGTTGATGTCCTGCTACACAACTCATGTGTTTCTTAGTTAAGAGTGCGTTAGCAGAGGTTACAGGTCTACCCATGACACCACTAGCAAAGTAATGAGAGTAAGCAACACCATCTATCTCTGTAACTTCCAGGAAAGGTATAACATCCCATCCTGCTGCTTCATACTGTAAGTCATCAAATGATATAAGACCATCTAACTTCCTATCATACTCAATTGCTGTCTTGATACGCTGCTCATGGTTACCCATAGTCAGTACCATCTTAGGTTTATACTGTTTCTTCTTAGCCTTTAATAGCCTCTTGTTGAGAGCCCTCATTGGAGCTAACAATGTATCCATACCCTTAACTGCTGCACGTACATCTGCTTGGTATGTCCTTCCTTCGAATGACTTCTTTCCTATATCATAGCTTGATAAGCTAGGCATGTCAGCAAAGTCACCAATCATGATGATTACTTCAGGCTGCTTGTCTACTATGTATCTACCTATCCATGACAGATAGGACAGGGATATCCCAGGCTTTACCTGAGTATCCCCAATCACTAAATGCTTTTTCATCTTAGTTCTCCTTGATCATATTCTTGTAAGCATCTATCCAGTTCTTCCTAAAGTCTAACCAAAGGAATCCTTCGTTAGTTGCCCATTGTCCATATGATGTTTTACTACGTTTAGTTATCTTATTAGATGGATTCATGAATAAGAATATAATCAATACCTCTGGATTACATTCTTTAAACCATACCATCTTCTGTCTTGTTGCTAAGTCTAACTTACCCTTTGCTTCTATGTATACATTCTTTGCCATCTTAAAGTCAGGGTTATACTTCCTTCCCTTCTCTGGCTGTATGTATCCTATAACGTCAGGTTCATACGTTGTAGAGGGAAAGTTCTTCTTCAGTAGCTTCCATGCTGCCACTTCCAGTTTGCTTTTGAAGCGTATCATATCTGTCCTTCCAGTTGTCTTCGAGAAACCTCTTCATCCAAAGACATGAGCCATTACGAATAAACCTATCATTGTCAGAGTAAAGATCCTGAACAATGACGAACATCTCTTCAGCTGATTCGCAATTGGCTAACATCAATTTAGACTTCTTATCTCCCATACCCTTGATACCTATGATGTTATCAGACGTATCACCTTTAATGAATTGCTCATAGAATAACCTGATTCCTCCTAACTCTGTTTGAGTAAAGAACTTATCAGGTCTATTCCAATTCTTACCACTAATCTCCCATGAGAAATGTTTACCTGGGACTTGCAATAAATCCTTATCTAAAGATACAATAATCGTATCATCAGTTTGATAGATTGCCATTTCATCGTCAGCCTCCAACCCTTGGCGAGCTTCCTCTGCACCCATCTTTTCTAGTGCGTACTCTCGTAATGCTTTCAGGTGTCTAGGTTTTACCCTACCCTTCCTGTTAGCCTTGTAGCTAGGTAGTATATCTTTCCTAAAGTTAGTAGTGGATGAGATGAAGGCACGATACTCAGTAGCCTTCGTCTTCTCCATTAAGTTATCTAATAACTGTTGAGCACGATATATAGCAATACCTAACTCATCATTCTCAGCACTTGCTGCACTACGGAATATTACTAAGTCATGATCAATTAGTGCTAACATAAGCTATCCTTGTAAAGGAGGTAGAGTTAGATGAGGTAGTTTATCTACTGATAGTACTGGATCACCTGCTAATTCAGGTAAGTCAGCAATAAATAGTTCAGGTAGATCCTCTACTGCTGTTAAAGCAACACCCAGTATCTCTGGTAGTTCAGGTATAACCTCTAACTCAGGGACAATGCTTGTGGTAAACTCTGTAGCTATTGCAACTACTGGTGCTATAGTAGTAGGAATCTGTAGTTTATTATAGAACGCAATAAACAATAGAATTACCACTATAGATCCTGCAGCGTAGTACTTTTCCTTTCTTTTGTTAGTCATTATAGTCTCCTAAAAAGGGATATCGGAAGCTAAGTCTTCCATGTCAGGTTCAGGACTAGATGATGTATTACCCAGTACAAATCCTTCATATAACTTAGCTAAACTAATTACATCATTAGCTGATGCTTTAGTAGCTGATAGTGCTAGGGTAGCTACTGCATTACTTAATGATGATTGACGGACTATCATTACTTGCCTAGCTTGTCTCTCATCAGTCGTCTCCCAATTACCACCAGACTTACCAACAGGAGCTTTGGCTTGAGTAGCTACTGCAGTATTACCAGAATTAGTATCCTGTGTGTTATCTGCATTACCTACTGCTGTCCATTGCCAATATCCATTAGCGTCTTTCTCTGTGCTAACGTGTATTACATTTCCTTTCTCCCAACTTTGTGCTGCCTTAAATACGTCAGGGTTAGCAAAGGACATAAGCTTCTTACTCTGTGCTTGCCCTTGATCATTCTTATACATGATCTCTAATGACTGGTAATTTCTACCATTCTTAGCTTGATGAGTATTTAAACTCGATACGTCCACGACATTTACTTGCATAACTTCTCCTTATATATCGTTTAAAGAACCCCATGAATTTCCTACTTGTATATCAACCCTCATGGGTAAGTTGAATTCTTTACCAAAGATCCTATTAAAGTTTGCAGGAACATTAGTAAAAGAATCTTTAACTATCTGTACTATACTATTAGTATAACATACTTCTGGATCATAGTCAACCATGATACTATCATGTACAGTATTGATCAATGTTACACCTTCCATATCTTTTATCTTGTTGAATAAACTAACCCGTGCTAGTGTCATAAGGTCAGCTCCTAAGCCCTGTACTGGGTAGTTGAGTATCCTAGTACGTGGATACTTTACATTGCCCATACTGTTCGTCTCAGGTAGGTACTTATACGTTCTGCCTGTTGGCATCACTAGTTTATTCGTCTGCTTAACATCAAACATTATCTTATCATGCCATGCTTTTAATCCCTTATACTTGAGATAGAATTGTTCAATGATGTTCTGCCAAAACTTCTCATCACCTATATCTTTAAAGTTAGGATCATTAGCATAACTGAATGCACTACCACCATAGATTAATCTAAACACGAATGTCTTAGCAATCAATCTACTAGGTAAGCCAAACCTTTCTTGGTTATCTGTATGTTGATCTATCTCTGCTAGTATTTCTTTTATAGCTATCTCATCCTGTGATAGGTAGGTAGCACACACCCACTCGAGAGCCTTAGCATCTGCGTTAAGTATCATATTATAATCCTGCGTTAGCTTCTACACTACGTTTAACATACTGATGTAGTATAGTATCTGTTAGTTCAGTCCGTGCTTCTTTCTTCATAGCACCTAGTACTGAGGCGGGTCCTTCTATTAGGATTAAATCACTAAACTCTTGTATAACAAAATGTTTATGTGCTTCCTCTTGTGCTTGTTGTTTTTCTTTAGCTTCCCATGCTTCTTCTTCTTCTGCAGTGTATCCGTCTTGATTATTATATAACATTATGTTTCTCCATATCGTGAAGGGAAGAGAGTTTTAATCTCTCCATCAAAGTTTTGTAAGTTAGGAGCAGAGCTACTTAACCTACCCGTCTTAGTCCTACATTGATTAAGCTGACCATGTATTATACCACCACTCCAGTTCATCTTGTCAATTAGTTCAGGCACACCATGATAGTATGTTGTCATACGTTTCTGTAGTGTAGACCTTGTTAGTATTATGTTTAGTATATCTTTACCCTCGTTGGTACGAGGCTTAAGATTCTTAAGAGTATCTTCATTGATACTAAAGAAGCCTCCTTTCTTAAGCTCAGTCTTAGGTAAAGGTGCTACTCGTCTAGGGAATTCTTTGTCCTTTTCTTCCCACTTATATTTGACTTCGCCAATCCGTAAGCCAGATTTATAATGTCCAATGGGGCGTTGAAAACGCTCCTTAATGATCCCACCGTAAAGAAAAGCAGATAGATGCTCACCAGAACTGGGATTAAAATCAGGGTAAGCATGATGGTTAAGAAGCCTTGCGTTAAGTTTGTCGATCTGTTCATATAGTTCATCTCCTAATACTTTAGAATGTTCATAGTCATACTTCATCCCTTGATACTCAATCTCTTGTAGTACCAATAGGTCTTGGTTATGTAGCGACAGTAGTCGTTTCAAGTGTGGCTGCTTAAGTATTTCTACTTGCTGCATTATCATTACTTGTTCTGTTAGTTTAACATCTTGTACTAGGTAGTCAGTTAGTATCTCTTCAGGTACCTCAGTAGTATCTATCCCATTCTTCCAGTAATTCTCCTTAACTTCGTCTAACTTCGTACCTAGCTCATAGAATTCAGCAGTACTATTCAATGAAGGATAGGCATTCTCTTGGTAAGAGAGTATGTACTGTGCTAACTGACAATCCCATATCCTTTTATGATTAAACTTTATACCATATCTACGTAACCAATGCAAGTCAAACTTAATATTAAACCCTACAAGCACATCGCACTCATCCACGGCTATTTGGATGTTGTCTAGTGATTCCTTATAGGGGTCAACGGAGTATTCTATCTTGTGTGTGGTAACTGTATCAGTTTTGTACACCTTATAGCCTACCATAACTAACTTGTTAGTCTTATCAAAGGGATTACCTTTGTTACTTATCGTTGTTTCTACGTCTATTGTTAGATACTTCATACGTTCTCCTCGAGTATGGGGATACCTCATTAGGGGGGCTAGTCAAATCCCTTGGTATCAGTGCGTTATAGTTCTTCATACCTAGCTATGTCAGGTTTAATCATGACTTGTTTGTTACCATGCCTAAGATCAGGCAGTGTATCATGGTCACCAAGTAGTTTATTCTTACTAATGTTTAAGTACCTCATGTTACTAGTGTTGTCTTGTTCCTTACCTATGCCTAGTATCCAGTCAGCTTCACCTTGCTTCGCAGTCTTGCTGCTGTCTACATCATCCATTGTTAGCCATACCTTACCTTCACCACTACCACCTGCTTGAGATACAGCAATGACTGGTGCATACTTCTTAGCTATCTCTCTAGCCCATTGGTATATCTTCTTAAGCTCAAGGTCATACCTATCTGACTTGAATCCTTTTATCTTATCTATCTGATCAAAGATAATCAACGAAGGGTTAGTCTCTTTAATGATAGCCTCTACCCTTGAGGCACTACTACTATCTTCGTAATCATATATCTGTATTCTATTACCTACTATTTCTCTATACCTAGCAGCGTTCTCTTCTTTGTTATCAAACAAAGTCTTGTTAGTTACACCGAACAGTGCTTGAAAGCAACGTACTGCCACCTTTTTACCTTGTTCTTCGTTGTTGAACCATAGTATGTCACCCTCTGTCTGTGTTACCATGTGTGTCATCTCACTAGCTAGGAAGGTAGTCTTACCTGTCTCTGGTCTAGCAAAGATAAAGCCAAAGTCTCCCTGTCTTAGTGATCCTAATGATTGGTTAAGCCAGTGTAGTCTCCACCTTAGTCCAGGTGTCTGTATCTGAGATTGATATAGGTCTAGTAAGTCCATGTTCACAGGCTTAGCTTCTTCTATCTCTATCTGTTGGTGTTCAAACTCATTTACCTTATCAAGTAAGTCTTCTAACTTAGCAGTACCATCCTCAACATCTAGTGCTACCTTAGCTAACTCACCTGCTACACAACGTTTACGATGCTCATCCAGGTAGGTAACTACGTTACACACAGTAACCTCTAAGCCCATGATTCTGGTTACTAGTACAGTAAGTTCATCCCGTTCACTATCAGCTAGTAGGTAGCTACTATGGTATGCTAACTCTAATGCTGATTGGTCCATGCTATCACTAGTACTGTTAAGATAGTAGTTATGTATTACCATAAATATCTTAAGATGTCCAGGGAAATTCTTTCTAATGTAAGATAGGTTAATATACTTATAGTACTTAGTATAGTATGTCCTATCCATACAGAATAACTTTATTATTAACTCTTCAACCATTCTATTATCTCCGTTTTATTATATTCTTTAGGATCTAAGTCTGTTATGATAGCCTTACTAACAACACCTAATGAACGAAACTTATTCTTTATATCTACTGCCGACTTAGCCTTATCCCTATCTAACCATACATATATATGTTTATAGTCTTTAATTAATTGTGACATCGATTGCTTGCTTACTGAAGAGCCAAGCAAAGGAGTGGCACATAAGCCTGCACCTCTACATCTTGCTATCTTAATAGCAGACAGTACATCCTCTACTAGTACTATCGTATCACCTTCTCCATATATAGTCAAGGGTTTAATACCTTGAGACATATACTTTATGCTGCCTAAGCCAAAGTTCCTAGCTTGCCAGTAGTTACTGTTCTGTATTAATACTAATAGTTTACGAGCAGGATTCCATTTGATTCCATACATCTTAATCTCCTCAAGTGTTATATTATATTTAAGTAACCATCTCATTGCTTGCTGCGGTATGTCTGTTACCGTATCAATCATTGCATCTGAATGGATGCTAGTCACAGTATCTTTCCTACGGATCCTGTCTCTTAAGGATTCAGTATCCTCTTTAGATTCATACTTACTACATCCAAAGCACCAGTACCCATTCTCATACTCAGCCCTATTGTCCTTACTACCACAGTGTGGACATGGTCCTAGTTTAATAAAGTTACTCATCATTTATCCAATCAATATCATCGTCATCAGCATGACGTAAGTCATCTCGTTCCTCTGTTTGATCTATGTCTTGTTGAATAGAATGAAAACAATTATTACATAGGTCAACAAACTCATGAGTATCTATATGTTTCCTTGTTGATTCAAAGTCTGTTAAGTTCTGATCACATGCTTGGCATCTCATACAATTTCCTTTAGTTAAGTTATACTATAAGTATAACACAACATTAATAATTACTCAACATGTTTTATTAATAATTCAATAAAATTAACTAAGTTCTTTCGGTAGTTATCATGAAAGTTTTCACCAGGTTTTAGCTCTAGTTGTGTCCAAACATATACTCTATCTTCAATGTTTCTTATTAAGTCTCTTTCTTGATTAGTCATCACCAGGCTCCTTATTAAATTGGACTACTATTTTACCTTCGTCTGTAACAAGAAACTCCCAGTTAGTATGTCCAAAGGCTAGCTCACAAAACTCATCAAGTTTATCTGTATCAAATGTCATCATCATCCTTCTCCTTATAGTTAAGTAATAACAAAAAAGGGACTGACGCCCCCTTAGTGTAGGCACTTTTAAAATATTATCTCTTTAAAACGGCTCAGGCTGTTTCCAAGCCACCGTACCGAATAGATAATAAGTCATTACATAATAGAATCTTCTTTAGTTGGTTCATCATCGAAGCATGGTTCATCCTCAACATGTACCCTCAGATAAGTACTATGCTCTGATGGTATGTCATCACATGCTGTGTAATCATTTGTTTGTTTCATCGTCATCATCATTCTCCCATTTAGTTGTACTTTTATTCCAGATACCTACATACTGATAGGTGTCCTCACTATAGTTACTAGGTAACTCTACCTTTTGTAGAAACTCCATGATTTTACTATTGGACATGCCATAAGGCATCTCATATTCAAGTTCAACTCTGATTACTCCTACCTTATGTTGATAGTATTCAGCAGAACGTACCTCTCTATGTCGCTTTATCATATACCTTCTCCTCATACTCAGGTGTCTTCATTATAAAGTCAAATGCTTTCTGTGCTAGTGATGCTGCCTTAAGTATGTGTCTGTTATCATTCGCTAGTACCTTAAGCCATCCTGCTATGTACTCTGTATGTTGTAGCCTACCTTCTATGCCGTTAGCATTACATAACATTGCAGCACCTAGCTCAGCTACTAGCTCTTCGAAAGCATAGGCTTCATTACCAAACTTACCTTCATTAAGCTTACGATCAAGGCGGGTATCAGCACCAGTCCAGTGTGTCATCTCATGTAACAGCGTAGCATAGTAGTCTTCAGAGGTATCAAAGTTTTTGAATGATGGCATGTGTATCTCATCCATTGATGGTATATAACAAGCGGACTCAAAGCCTTCTTTCATCTTAGCACCCGACTGTTTAATGATGTCATCTACATGATCCTTACGGAATCCTGTAGCTTCCCTAACAGGTAGTACTATGTTACCCTCTAGTGCATCAAAGTTAAACACACGATAGACTTTCATTACCCTAGCATTAACATCATCACCTGATACCTTATCCTTACCTATGAAAGGTTTATAAAAGAATACAGGTACAGATTTCATACCCTTTTTAATAGGATGATCAAGACCAGTGAAGGTCTTAGCTTGGTTATATGTACACCATTGAGTAGAAGCACCTACATCTTTCTCATGAGCGTGCATGTTTAACCACATCCAGTTACCTCCAGTGTAAGCACGTTTAGTTACTAGATTCATAGGTCTATCAACAGTCCATGACTTATACCATGCCTTAGGATCATCCTTCAATCCTTGAATAACTTTATCCGTTATCATCTTAGCTATTTCATTTGACTTCATTATCATCTCCTAATAGTTCTATTGAATCAATTTGAAAACCATATATATCTACTGGATCTAAGTTTTCAATTCTCCTCATAAAGATATTCTCTGCTGCATCTTTGTTAGGTGCTTCAATATCAGCACCATATGAGGCTGATTCACTAGCTGTTATATAGTATCTAGGCATTAGGAATCTCCTTTACTATTTTCTAAGTCTTCATATGCTTTAGCTGTATAATATTTTAACAGATGCTTAGTACGTTGTTTTTCAGGCATTTCTTTTATTTCATTATTGTCTCCAATAATGTTATCTAAATAATCTTCTAGGGCTTTACTAGGCATTAGTTATTCTCCATAAATTTAACTCGATAATCCCCTCTGTCAAGAGAGAATACTTTATTAGTACAGTCATCACTATGTACAAATGCTATATGATCATCAAGATAATCACAAGCTGATGCAAATGATAGATGTCCTACTGATAGTACATGAGACCACATTGCTATGTTCTCACTCTTAGTACACATTTCTATTTGATAAGCCATTATTGATTCTCCATAAAACGTTCATCTACTAATCGACATGCTTCCATTACTAGAGCATGACCTCTTAATTCAGGTTGATCACATCTTAACTCTTCTAGTGCATCTTCATAAAGATCAAATCTAATATCTTCATTGGTAGTTAATGCCATAATGTTCTCCATGTCTTTTTGTTTTTAGATTCTTTCTCTATTAAGAAACGTTTGTGTTCTTCTTTAGCTACTACTACATCTGTCATTTCTTTCATTGTGTTATAAATAGTCAAGTCTTCCATACTTTCTAAACTAAATAGTTTTAGTTCTTTTGTTTTCTTTATATAGCAGAGACAATGAGTATCTAATCTTTCTATAATTTTACCATAGATAAAATAATTAGAGTAGTCATTGCAAAATCTAATGCCAATAAAATATTTATTGACTAGCTTCTCTTTGTTCATAGTATTCTCCTAGTGTTTAGTCCATGGTATTAAGTCAAGTTCTAACCTCTCACATAAAGTAATGTATGTTAGTTTACCTATGTCAGACATTTTATCATATTCATTACCTAATTCTATTACTAAGTCTTGTATTACCTCTAGGTCATCCATTATTCTACTCCTAATGACATTAATTGTAGCATATTAATTCGTTTTAGTAAAGCAGTACGATCTAAGAATTCAGGTTTAGGGAACTCACTATATATTTTATAGAACTCTATACAGAATCGTTCTTGCAATGTATCTGTTGATAGTACATTCATATCTAATTTAGTTACGTTTAACATAACATTCTCCTTAAGTTATATAATGCCCAGTATGACCGTCCATCTAGGCGAGTGTAGCGAGACCGCCTTTGCACTGCTCTTCATCACATTTTGCCAAGCTTTTGTGTGAGCAAAAGCGTAGAAAAAAAGGAACTCATAAGAGCTCCCCTTTTCTTAAACCTATGCTTCACCTGCACGAGCTTCAATCATTGCAGTAATTCTTTCTTGTTCAGCTGTCTTATAGTTCTTAATAGCGTTGATTAAACCATCTACCTTAGATAGTTCATCATATTGACGATACTGTACTAGACTTTCCTTACAATCATTAAGTAATGATATAACACCTGCTAACTTCATGTTAGGTGATGCTGGTTTACCTTCTTTAGAACCCCAAGCACGTAATTCACCAAACATTCTTTGTCCTTCTGCTTTCTGTTCTGCTGTATATACTGGTTTAGTTGTTGTTGTAGCCATGATATTGTTACTCCATATAGTTAAGAATTTTATTACAAAGGGGAAAAATTTCCCTCTCACAAAGGGAGGAGGGAAATTCTTTACCTGTCATATTGTCACTGTTGATAAGTACATTATTGTTAGTATTGGAACTATAAAAGCTATAACTAGTAGAACTATATCTAATTTACTCATTTCATTTACTCCATTTAATTAAAAGAAAACTTGGTCTCTCGTGATGACGAGACCTAGTTTTAGTGTACTTAACTATGACCGTCCTAGTAGATTTCCAAAGCTTGTCTATATATTGGATCACTTGCAGAGTCCTTATCTTCTACCCAATAACATGGATCACTAGCAGATAACTCCATTGTCGCAAGTCTTTCCTCTTCAGCTATAGCATCTAGTTCTAGTAGGTCTACCTCTCTATTTGGTACATATCGATTGAACCTATACCCTGTATCAAATAACGTATCAGATAACTCATCTACTATCTTCATATGACCTGTCTCTTGATTCATTACTTCCATGTAATTAAACATAATGTATTTCCTTATAGAGTTTATAATATACTACATATTCTGAGTAGCATGACAAAGGGTGACTGTCAACTTACAATGCGGTCAATCAGTTGTTTCGATTGAGACCGATTGTTGTTTACAGTTACACGACTCATGGTATGATTAGAATATTAGTATAGAATAACCACCACTTATTGGTTTGTTTTTATATGTTATATAATTATATATAATTAAGTTACAATAAATAAATAATGATAGGGAATTCTGGTATAAATAATTCACATAAAAAGTAATTGATACAAAGACTTATTGAATAAGTTAGACTACACTGTTGCATATGGTTAGATTAGTCTATGTGTATCACATCATAGTCATTCATCATTCCTAGTAATAATACTATATAATTAGTAATAGGGGGGGTTATATAGAATAATATACTGTATTATTATAAGAACCACAATAATTATATCAAAGGGAATATGGGGACTATCGTCCATTTAGCAAAGAGTAAACCAAAAATCAAACTAATTAGTAATTAGTACCATTTATCTCTTGACTTTCACTAAAAAGTATGGTATAATATTAGTATAATAAGAAGTAATCAATAACATGTAACTACTGATAAGTTAGTTAGTAGGTTTTAAAGGATTGTATCAGTGTATCATGTTATAATAGGATACTTAATTAATTAATTAAGTTACCTAGAGATTACTTATAACTTAATTTAAGAGGGAACCTGAGTCATGGCTGAGCCAAAGAAAGTAATTAAAAAGATAGCTAAGAAAATACCTTACGTAGGTACTGCTTTAACAGCAGCATCTATTGCTAAGAAAGTACATAAGATAGTTAAAGCTAAGAAAGCTATGGTACCTGCAAAGGGTAGTAAAGGATATAAAGATAGTACAGTTAATAAAGTGATTAAGGAAAAACGTGTTGCAGATAATAAGAGATTAGCTAAAGGAGAGCCTGCTAGAAAAGCAGCCTTCATGGCACGAGTTAGAAAAGAAGTATTAAATAAACCTAAGAAGTCATATAAAACATATGTTGAAAGTCAAGATGCTTATGGTGTACCTACGATTAAGCCTGTAGGAGGTAAAGCTAAGTCAGGAACTGCCTTTGTAAAGAAAGTAGAGAAGAAACTTGGTACTACTTTTAGCGTTGGTGAAAAAGGACTACAGAAGTCTGGTGCTATTAGAACTAAAGCTCCTTGGAAAGCTTCCCAACAAAGAAAGGTTAATGCTATAAAAGAGCTCAGAGCTGAGGTTAAAGAAGCAAATAGAGGAAGCCATCCTTCCGACAAAAAGTATGCCTTACCTAGATATAAAGCTACAAGACCTAAGATTGCTAAAACTAAGAAGAAATAATGGGTAGACGAACGATTGATGCAACTAATGAGATAAGAGCAGCTCAAGGGTTACCCCTCATTAAAAGAAAGACTAGGAGACCTCGAATACGTAAGAGCAATGCTATCTTGCCTGCTCATAAGAAAGCTCGTTCTCAAGAAGTACTTGCTACCATGCTTAACTCAAAAGGTAAGAGGGTAGTAGAAAAAGTCTTAATGAAAGCTCTGGATGATGACGATGATGATCAGATGGCTTGTTTAAAGATTGTTATGGATAGAGTTCTTCCAACAGACTACATCAATAAAATGAAAGGTAATGGTAATCAGATACAGATACACATATCAGGTGTAGAAGATCCTAAGATAAACGAGATAGACGTAATAGACATGGAGACAGTAGATGGCACGGAATAACTTAATTGATAATGCTTTTAGAAGTGCACAGAGACTCCTGGATCCGAGCTTTGAGCCTGTTACGACTATAACAAAACAAGATGCTTCTAAGCTTGCCTATGACATGAAACTAGATCAAGGTGTTACTAATCTTGATGGTACCCCATTCAATACACAAATGAATCAAGGTTACGAAGCAGATACCTTTGGTCAAAGTCTGGATAATCAATCTTTGGAAGAAGAGATATTACCTATAAAAAAAAGGGGATATATTCCGATAGTTCCTGATAGTGCTAATCCAGCACTGAGCCTAATAAGAAAAGCAATGGAAAGAGGAGTACCTGATGCAGGTGCAGCAGAAGGATCACTAGGTCTGGATAGTGAAGCCTCCAACTTTGTAACTAACTGGGGTAAATACTATCAAACAGACGACAGTTTAATAAAGAATACACAGGCTAGATTTAGGTTAGCACAGAATTATACTGTACCTAATGAAGCTTTAGAATCTATAGATATTGCTGCTAGTATCTTTGATACAGATAAAGGGTACTCTGCAGTAGATATTACAGAGTTTCTATCTAAGATTGGTCAGATAGAATCTAAGTATGAAACAAAGGTACAAAAAGATGGCGGAGTTGCTAGATCATACTGGCAAGTAGAACCTAAGACTGCTAGAGATTTAATGACAAATTCACGAGCATGGTTTGGAGAAAAGTTTGAAGAGACTTTTAAAGATGCCTCTTGGAATAAAGGAAATGCAAAAGATTCTTTAAAGGATCTTAGTTTAAAACAATGGTCTAACTTACTATTGGAGGACTCTGATCTAGCTGCAACATTAGCAGCAGGTAAGATAATAACTACATTCCCTAAAAAGGATTAAATGACAGATTTAAATGTAAAGCTGCATGACAAGCAGCGAGAAGTATTTAACAGCACAGCAAGATTTAAGATTGTAGCAGCAGGAAGAAGGTTTGGTAAGTCTAGGCTTGCAGCCTGGATACTGTTGATAGAAGCATTACAATCTAAATCAAAAGATGTGTTTTATGTTGCACCTACATACCAGCAAGCTAGGGATATTATGTGGGGAGTACTTAAAGAATTAGGGCATGAAGTAATTGCTTCAGCTCATGAGAATACGTCCGTCCTTACACTAGTGAATGGTCGTAAGATATATTTAAAAGGAGCAGATAGACCTGATACTCTACGTGGTGTTGGTCTAGCTTATGTAGTAATCGATGAGTATGCTGACATTAAACCAAACGTATGGGAACAGATCTTACGTCCATCCTTAGCGGATGTACAGGGTAAAGCTCTATTCATTGGAACTCCCAAGGGTCGTAACCACTTTTATGAACTATGGAAGTATGCTGAAGATCAAAAGGATGATGACTGGGAGGCATTTCATTATTCTTCTTATGATAATCCATTAATACCTGCTAGTGAGATAGAAGCAGCAAAGAGCTCGATGAGTAGTTTTGCATTTAGACAAGAGTTTATGGCTTCATTTGAAGCAGCATCACGAGACATATTTAAAGAGGATTGGGTACATATAGATGATGAAGAACCTGAAGATGGTAATTATTTTATTGCAGTTGATTTGGCTGGATTCATTAAAGTGGATAAAGATGCAGGCAACAAGAATAGTAAACTGGATGAAACAGCCATTGCTATTGTTAAGGTCCATGAAGAGGGCTGGTGGGTTGCGGATATTAAACATGGTAGATGGGACATTAAGGAAACTTGTGAACAAATCTTCGCAGCTGTTAGAGAGTATGAACCAACAAAAATAGGAATAGAGAAAGGTAGTTTAAAGAATGCTGCACTTCCATACCTAATGGACCTAATGCAAAAGAATGGATTGTTTTTTAGAATTGATGACTGTACTCATGGTAATCAAAAGAAAACAGAAAGAATAGTATGGGCACTACAAGGAAGGTTTGAACATGGGAGAGTAACACTAAACTATGGTTCATGGAATAATCATTTCATTGATCAGTTAGTGAACTTCCCTAATAGTCAGTTACATGACGATTTGGTTGATGCTTTAGCTTATATTGATCAAGTACAAGTTGTAGATGTACACTTTGAAGATGTAGATGAGGATTACGAAGTACTAGACGTAGTTAGTGGATATTAATTAATAGGATATAACATGGCTGAATATAAAGCACCATCACAATTAGTTACTTGGGTTCAAGGACACTTAGAAGACTGGAGAGATAGCAGAGATTCTAACTATCTTGAACAGTGGAAAGAGTATGAGAGGCTATGGAGAGGTGAGTGGGCTGCTCAAGACAAACTAAGAGAGTCTGAAAGAAGCAGGATTGTTTCACCAGCTCTACAAGAAGCTATTGAGAACCACGCATCTGAAATTGAAGAAGGTGTCTTTGGATCTGGAGATAGTTTATTTAGTATTGATGATGACATGGCTGATAAAGATGATAGAGATATCCAGTATCTTCAACAGTACATGAAAGAGTGCTTTAAAAAGAATGGACTACGCAAGAATGTAGGTGATATTATCCTGTTAGCTAGTATTTATGGTACGGGTATTGGGGAGATCACTCTTAAAAAGACAATGGAACGTATCCCAGCTACTCAACCTATGGAAGAAGTAGAGAGTATTGCTATTGGTACGATATCAAAAGAGAAATTCAACGTAACACTTAACCCTATTAGTCCTCAGAACTTCCTTATTGATCCTAATGCTACAAGTATTCCAGATGCTATGGGTGTTGCTATAGAAGAGTTTGTATCTTCACATAAAATAGCAGAGAACATGGAATCAGGTGTCTATATGGATGCTGATCTTGGTGGTAATGCTTCGAATGACCTTGATTTAGAAGAATCATGGATAGATGAAGAGTATGACCAGAATAAAGTTAAGATAGTTAGGTACTATGGTCTTGTTCCAGAGAAACTTATTGATAGTCCAGAAGATGGTGTAGTTGACTTTGTAGAAGGTGGTACAGACTTACTAGCAGAATATGGAAACCTTGTTGAAGCTATCGTAGTCATTGGTAATGACAATGTTCTTCTTAAAGCAGAGCGTTCTCCTTACATGATGAAAGATAGACCAGTAGTTGCTTACCAAGATGATACCGTTCCTAATCGATTCTGGGGTCGTGGTGTAGCAGAAAAAGGTTATAACATGCAGAAAGCTATAGATGCTCAATTAAGAGCTCACCTTGATAGCCTAGCATTGACCACAGCACCTATGATGGGTATGGATGCAACTAGACTTCCTCGTGGAGCTAAGTTTGAGATTAGACCAGGTAAAACATTACTAACTAATGGTTCTCCTGCTGAAGTTCTAATGCCATTTAAGTTTGGTCAAACAGATGCTTCTAACTTAACTACAGCAAAAGAATTCCAACAAATGCTTTTACAAGCAACTAACACATTGAACACTGCTGCTGATATGAAACAACCAACAGGTGGTGAATTGTCAGTAACACTTTCTACAATCCTTAAGAAGAACAAAAGAACTCTTGTAAACTTCCAAGAAAACTTCTTAATACCTTTCATTGAGAAAGCAGCACATAGGTTTATGCAGTTTGATCCAGAACACTTCCCAGTAGCAGACTATAAGTTTGTTCCTAATGGTTCATTAGGTAATCTAGCTAAAGAAGTAGAACAGATACAGTTTATTAACCTACTTAAAACATTAGGACCTTCTAGTCCTGTCGTACCTCTGTTATTACAAGGTATTGTAGCTAACTCTAGTCTACCTAATAAAACAGATATTAAGATGGTTCTAACACAATCACAACAAGCACAACAACAGCAGGAACAACAACAGCAACAAATAGTTATGGCTCAAGCACAAGCTCTTATACAGTTACAACAGTCAGAAGCTCAAGAGAATACAGCACAAGCACAGAACTATATGGTTAGTGCTCAGATGAAACCACAAGAAGTTCAAGCTAAAATGATGACAGCTCTAGCTACTAACTTACCTAGTGAAGCTGAAGAACAAGCAGCTGAATTCAAACGAAGAGTTCAAACTGCAGAGCTTATGCTTAAAGAACAAGAGTTACAAATGAAGAAAGCAGACATGATTGATAACAAAGAGATCGTAAGAATGCAGATGGCTAAGAAATAGCTTGACTTTTCAGTAATTATATGGTATAATATTAATATGGTAGATAAAGAATTACAAGAGTACTACGAAGAACGATTTAAAATGATGGTATCAAAAGGTTGGTTAGACTTAGTAGATGATGTTCAGGTTTTACATGATCAGTATAACAGTATAAATGCTGTTGATGATGAGAAAACTCTTAATAGAAGAAAAGGTCAACTAGATATACTTAACTGGATACTAACATTAAAAACAGTTTCGCAAGAAACTTATGATGAGTTAGAAAGTAATGCGTAAACTATTTGAATTTGAATGTGCTCAATGTGGTATCTTTGAAGAACTCGTTGAATACACTAAAGAACATGACTGTCCTTCCTGTGGAAAGGTTGCTTATAAAATTATAAGTACACCATCAATCCAACTTGAAGGCGTGTCTGGGTCCTTTCCAGGGGCTGCTCTGTCCTGGGAAAAGAAACATTGGGATCAAACTAGAGCAGAACAGAAAAAGGCTGCCGAGGATTAGTCCCCAAAGTAACCTTCCTAAAATGCTATCATGCACAGGAGAAATAATATGGCTGAAATAATAGAAGAAGTTGAAGATGAAATAATAGAAGTACAGGCTCCAGACCTGGCAGTAGATTCAGACTTGGTTGAAACAACATTAGAAGCAGAGTTAAAACCAGTACCTGAAAGAAAGCCAAAGGAGAAAGTACAGACAGAAGAAGATGACTTACCTGAGAAGTATAAAGGTAAATCTGCTAAAGAGATTGTAGCAATGCACCAAGAAGCTGAAAAGCTCATTGGTAAACAAGGATCTGAGGTAGGTGAACTAAGGCAAGTTGTTGATGATTTCATTAAAACACAAACTTCGAAAGAAGCATCGACTATAGAAGCAGTAACACCAGAAGACTTTTTTGAGAATCCTACCAAGAATGTTCAAAGTCAGATTGATAGCCACCCAGCTATTAAAGAAGCACAGCAAGCAGCTCTACAGATGAAGCGTACTGCTACATTAACTAGACTCAACGCAGAGTTTCCAGAACTAGAACAAATGGTACAAGACCCTGCTTTTGCAGAGTGGATCAAGTCTTCAAGAGTTCGTTCTGAACTATACAATAGAGCAGAAGTACATTTTGATTATGACTCTGGTCATGAACTACTTAGTAACTGGACTGACAAGCAAGAAAGAATTGCTAAGGTTACAGAGACAAGTAAGATTGATAAAGACAATCAATTGAAAGCAGCTAGTATTGGTAGTAAAGGAAGTAACGAACCTGTTTCTAAAAAGAAGTATCGTAGAAGCGATATTATTAAACTTATGCAAACAGACCCAGACAAGTATGATTCATTATCCGATGAGATAATGCAAGCTTACCAAGAAGGGCGAGTTATTTAAAATAACATTATAGAGAGGTAATTAACATGGCATATCCAACCCCAGCGGTCACTACGACCACAGCCGCTACCTTCATACCTGAAATATGGTCTGACGAGGTAGTAGCAGCGTACAAGAAACACTTAGTAGCAGCGAATGTATTTAAGAAAATGTCCTTTAAAGGTAAAAAGGGAGATACAATTAATATCCCTAAACCTACAAGAGGAGCAGCTTCAGTTAAGGCAGCATCAACAGCAGTAACATTGATTGCAGCTACTGAAACTAACATTCCTGTATTGATTAATAAGCATTATGAATATTCACGTTTCATTGAAGATATTGTTGAAGTACAAGCTTTATCATCTCTTAGACGTTTCTATACAGATGATGCAGGTTATGCACTAGCTAAACAAGTTGATACAGACTTAGTTCAGTTAGGTAGAGGTTTTAATGCAGGTGATGCAACATCAGCATATGATAAAGGTTATATTGGTAGTAATGGTACAACTTTGTATGATGACTCTACTAACAACGAAGCGGCTCTTACAGATGCAGCTATTCGTAGAACTATTCAACGACTAGATGACAATGATGTACCTACAGATGGAAGATTCTTCATGGTTCCTCCATCAGCTAGAAATACATTAATGGGTCTTGATCGTTATACAGCTATGGACTTTGTTGGTGAAACAGGTAATGCTAACACAATTAGAAATGGACAAATTGGTAACCTCTATGGTATGCCAGTATATGTTTCTTCTAACTGTGATACAACAGGTGGTTCTGGTGTTGCTAGAGTTGCTCTTATGGGTCATAAAGATGCAGCAGTTCTAGTAGAACAAATGAGTGTTAGGTCTCAAACTCAATACAAACAAGATCATTTAAGTACTCTTTACACTTCAGATACAATCTATGGTGTTAAAGAATTACGTGATGATGCGGCGTTTGCATTAGTTGTACCTGCGTAATAAGTAATATAAGATAACCCTCTTCGGAGGGTATATCTTTATAAAGGAGATTTAAGATGGCTTGGTATCAATGTATACAATCAGGAAACAAAGTAGAATTCACATCTAAGATAGACATAGAATCAATGAAACGACATAATGGTTACGTCCTTCTTGAAGATGAACCAGAAAAGAAAGTCGAGAAAAAGAAAAGTATATTTACTAAAAAAGAACACTAGGAGTAAGACATGGCTATTTATAGAGGACCAGGAGGCTCAGGAGATGCAACTACAGATGCTAGTAGTCAAGCTACAGTAGCTACAACTAAAGCTGCAGAAGCTGCTACTTCTGCCTCAGAGGCGTTAGCTAGTAAAACAGCAGCAGCATCAAGTGCATCAGCGGCAGCGTCTAGTGAGACGGCAGCAGCAGGGTATGTAGATACCTTTGATGATAAGTACTTAGGTGCAAAAGGAACTGCTCCTACTGTAGACAATGATGGAGATGCTCTAACAGATGGAGCTCTTTACTTTCTTACTACAACTAATATCATGTATGTCTATGATCTTGGAACAACAACTTGGCTACAACTGACTCTTACGCCAGATGATCAAACTAACGTAGATACTGTAGCAGGAATTGCAGCAAATGTAACAACAGTCTCTGGTATCTCAGCCGATGTTACCTCAGTAGCTGGAGTATCAGCTAATGTTACTACCGTAGCAGGTGTTAGTGCTAATGTCACCACTGTTGCAGGAGTTAGTGGTAACGTTACAACAGTAGCAGGGATAAGTGCTGATGTAACAACAGTAGCAGCAGACGGAACAGATATTGGTACAGTAGCTACTAATATAGCTAATGTTAATACTACTGCTACAAACATTAGTCCAGTTAATTACTTTGCGACACAATACTTAGGTGTTGCAGGAACAGCACCAACTGCTACAGTTACTGGTGCTTTATACTATAATAATACGGGTGGTTCAGAACAACTATATGTATGGGATGGTTCAGCATGGCAACAAGCTGCTTTTTCTGTCTCAGGATCAGTAACCGCATTTAATACTAGAACAGGAGCTATAACTCTATCAAGTACAGATGTTACTGATGCTCTAACAGCAGGTTCAATAGAAACTGCTAAGATAGCAGATGATGCTATAACTGCAGACAAACTTGCTAACTCAATCAATACAGAGATATCTGATAATACTGCTAAGGTAACTAACGCTACACATACAGGTGACGTAACGGGAGCTACTGCTCTTACTATAGGTACAGATAAAGTAGTTACCTCAATGATCTTAGATGCTAATGTTACGACAGGCAAGATAGCTGATGATGCAGTTACAGCCGATAAACTAGCGGATGCTATTAATACAGCAATTTCAGATAACACAGCTAAAGTAACTAATGCTACTCATACTGGAGATGTAACAGGTGATACAACTCTTACCATAGGTACAGATAAAGTTCTTACTTCAATGATACTAGATGCTAATGTAACAACAGCTAAAATGGCAGATGACTCTGTTAATGCGACTAAATTAAATGTAACAGGTGATGGAACATCAGGTCAGGCTTTAACATCTGATGCTGATGGTTCAATGACATGGACGACAGTACAGGCTTATGATGCTGATACAGCAAAGACAGATGTAGACCAAACTTTCTCGGCTATTCAAACATTCACTGGTATAACTGAAACTCAGACTACTAAGTCTGCTTCTTTTACACCAGCCTTTGCAGAAGGTACTATTTATAGTTGTACTAGTACAATGACAATTACTATGCCTACGGCTACAGCAGGTAAATCATTTACTATAATTCATGCTACTGCTACAAGTATTACTTGGGCAGGAACTATTAAGTGGTCTGGTGGTTCTGCTCCTACTGCTGATGCAGGTATTGATATTTATGTTTTTGTATCTGATGGTACTAATTGGTATGGTGCACAATCTGGAACTGGGTTCGCATAATGGCATTTACCTCATTTAGAATGGCAATGGCAGCTAGTCGTTACAATAGATTTATAGAAGCTACAGGAGGCACTATTACTACTGATGGGAATTTTAAGATACATACTTTTAATAGTTCTTCAAGTTTTGTGGTTACTAATTTGGGTGATGCTACTGATGTTGAGTGTTTAGTTGTGGCTGGGGGTGCTGGTGGTGGTAATAATGGTGGTGCAGGTGGTGGTGCAGGTGGTTATCGTACTAATGCAGCACTATCTGTTTCAAGGACAAGCTATACAGTTACTGTTGGTGGTGGTGGTGTGGTAAGTGGTGGTGGTAATGACTCTATATTTAGTACAATAACATCTGCAGGTGGTGGTCGTGGTAGTGGTTATGATGGAGGTTCTGGTGGTGGTGGTACGTATGCCTTTGGTCCTGGGTCTGGTAATACTCCAGCTACTACACCATCTCAAGGTAATGATGGTGGAACAGGGCGGACTGGTTCAGGTAATGCGGGTAGTGGGAATGGATATAATACTGGTGGAGGCGGTGGTGCAAGTGCTGTAGGTCAAAATGCTACCTCTACTGTATCAGGAAATGGTGGTGCTGGTACGTCTAGCTCAATCACAGGGACATCTGTAGCTAGAGCAGGGGGTGGCGGAGGCGGTTTAGATAATCATAGAGTCCCCGCAGGAGCTATTTCAACTGGCGGAGTAGGAGGGGGTGGTAATGGTGGAAATGGCACTACTACTGCACAAGCAGGTGCTACCAACTCTGGTGGTGGTGGAGGTGGTGGTGCAAATAGAATCAACATAACAGCTGGTACTGGAGGTTCTGGTGTTGTTATTATTCGTTATCAATTCCAAGCAGCATAAGGAGATTATATGGCACATTACGCAAAAATAGATGAAACAAACACAGTGACTGCCGTTATAGTTGCTGACCAAGATTTTATAGACTCTGGAAAAGTAGGTGATTCCGTCCTATGGGTACAAACATCTTATAACACACATGAAAATCAACAGCCTGAAGGCAGACCACTAAGAGGTAACTATGCAGGGATTGGATATACCTACGATATAACTAATGATGTATTTTATGCTGAACAGCCCTTCTCATCATGGACACTAAACGAAACAACATGGTCATGGGCTGCTCCAGTACCTATGCCAACTGATGAAAAGATGTATGTATGGGATGAACCAACTATCTCATGGCTAGTAGATGATAGGGTAACGGCATAATGATAACTAAAACATTATTAATCTTCTCTTTACTTTACGCTTTTAGTTACACACAGGTATCAGCAGAAACAGACCTTCCTGACCTTATGGTTATGACAACAGAGGTAGGAACAGTAACGCTAACAGAGAAGGCTTGTTCGTTCCCAGTATTACTTAACATGCCTTATGAAATTATTGCTACAGAGAATGGTAATAGTCATACAGGATGTTGGAATACTAAATTAGGGGATACTCATATATATGTAGCTTTTCCTGATGATGTACAGAACCAAGTGATTCCTATGCCAAAGAAATGGTTTA